TCGAGCCAGGACCTACATCTCCAGTATGTGCCCGGCACGGCCATAATACACAACCGCGGGAAACTTAACGGTTCATCTTTCGGCCCCGATTATCTGTTTGGAGATGGGGCACTGCTTGGCTATAACAAAATATCAGGCCTGCTCCCAGGGGGCGAAGAATACGCTGGCTACGTTACCTACTGCGTCTATGCGTCAAAATACCCGAACGCAATCATCGGCATGGCCGACCCATTCGACCCGGCGTCGTGGGCTGATGACGCCAGTATCGATTCCGGCGATATGCCCAATTGCGCCTTTGGCCCAGAACGTCCTGATTTGGCAATGGATATGAGGGTTCCCACGCCCACGTTCAATTCGATTATCGACAACCCCATCGTGGGAGATGAGCGCTTCTTCGTGCGAATCGGGAAAATCTCACCGAATACAATTACGATGAGAAGAAGCGCCGAGATAGAGCAGGGCAATCAGTATCTGGTTTATGTCTATGTGAACAATGACGCTTCGCCGTCGCATAATGACAGCTCTCATAATCATGAGGCGGTATCTTGTGCAACTTGCCTTTCTTGCCTCTTTCCCGACAAAATCCCCCTTGGTTCTCAAGGTGAGATTCGAGCCACCATCTCGTCCTCAAACTCCAATCCGAACAAGATTTGGTGCTCGATACCCCTGACAGCCAAGGATGGCTCGGTCTCGTTGCGCTACGTAGCGGGATCATCGCGTATTTTTAATAACTGGAGAGCGAGCGGATCTGTTCTGTCTTCCCATTTGTTCAGCGAGGATGGCACCCTCATGGGGCTCAACAAGCTGAATGGTGTAGTTCCAGGTGGCGAGAATTATCAGTCAGTGATTGCTTTTGTGATTCAAGCGTTTGCGGCGCCTTCGGTGGAATCGTCCGACGAAAGCAATTCTGGTGTCTATGAAGCTGGGAAAATGCCACAGGAGCCGGATACTCCCAAACGGGTAGGCTGGGGTCCGAAGCGGCGAACATTTACAAACGAATCTCCTGCGCCATATCCTACATTTAACTCAATCACGAACAATTCTGGCGTAGGTGACGAGCGGAATTTCTGCCGAATAGGCGAATATGGCTCGAAAGTGCCTTATCGGGAATCAATACAAGTAGAGCCGGACAAGCGATACGAAGTTTACATCTACTATCAGAACGACACGACAATTGCAGGCGAGAGTGGTGTCGCGTACAACACTCGTATCAACTCATCTTTCCCGGCGTATATGACCCCGAATGCGTGGTACGGAATTACGGCAAAAGTTTCATCATCAAACACCAATCCCCCCTCGGTCTGGGATGGCTGCGACCTGTGGTCGAATACTCCAGTCCAATTGCGTTACGTAGCAAACAGCGCAACGCTGCACTTAGGGCCAAGCATAATCCCTTTGTCGCCAGAAGACCTTTTTAGCAAGCAAGGCTCGCTTATCGGTCGCAAGGAACTTGATGGAATCATCCCAGGTGATACGGGCCGAGAGTCAAGCGGCTATGTGACGTATGTTATAGAGGCAAGACAGTGGCGCCAGATAGGAAACGGATTTGGCGGTGCTGTCGAGAAGGCAGTCTCGTTGAGCGGCGAGGTTTTCAGTAAGCGGGTATTCGCTTCTCTCGGCGACGAAGTGACGTTTAAAGTTTCAATTCGTAATGATGGAGATATCGCACTGTTCAACGCGACGATCAAGGACAGCCTACCAAATGGAATGGAACTGATGCCCGGTACTGTTAGGAAATACGCAGGCAAGTCGGAATCACCCGAGAAGCTCTCTGATGCCATAGCCGAATCGGGCATCAGGCTCGGTACGATTTGGCCGGGCAACACAGTGCACATTATTTACCGCGCCATTGTTAGTAATGCTTATTGCGGTGATAAGTCTGAGTTAACCAACGAATCTCAACTCACCTACGATAGCTACGAATTGCCTAATGTAGCCACAGTTGATTCCGCCTCGGTTTGTTTACAACGCCCTCCCGTGGGTGAATTCTTAATAGGATCAGAAAACCTGGCCGCCCTCGTAGATGCGCTAATCTCAGCAAAGTACAAGGCCCTTCCGCCATTCGACACTGGCGATCTCGCCATAATTAGAGAGCAGGCTTGCAAGGACCTCGACGATAAAGTGGGCTTTGCAATATTCAGCAGGTTCACTGAAAGTCAGAATGACGCTTTTCACGCGTTGCTTGATCGCGATGACGCCACGGAGCAGGATTTTGAGCGCTTCTTCAACGAAATCGGATTGAACTTGGAACAAGTAATGCAGGATGCCATGATAAGCTTCAGCAAGGAATTTCTCGAGCAGTAATAGCAGGACGACCTTCGGTTAGGTATGGTATTTGACTCTTGGCGCAATTGCTGGCGATATGGTCGGTGCCATTTATGAGTCCGGCAATATCACAGCAGTCAATTTCCACCCGTTGAAACCGAAATCGTCCTTCTTGGATGATTCGGCGATGACACCCGCCGTAACTGGTGCTCCACTGGATGCATTCTTGGCGAGTAAGCCTAGGCATTCACGCCTAGTTGCGCACAGATACCCGTTTGCGTTCTTGGGACAATGTGCTACTATAGCCCGCATGGATCAGGTTCCATAGACATATCCACATTCCAAAACGCCTGTAAATGCCGGGGGTGAAGTATACCCTCGGCCAGGATGAAAGGAATGTGATATGTCGAAGAAAAATTGGATCCGCGAAGAGCTCTCCAGCGTCGTCAAGGCAGCTGAGAGGGGTACCGTCCCCGCCAAGATCGAGCTTGCGAAGCGTTATTTCACCGGGCGGGACGTCTCCCGCAACCCCCAAGAGGGTTTCACCTGGGCATCCTCCGCCGCCGAGAGCGGTAACCCGGAAGCCCAGCTCATCCTAGGCCATTGCTACGCAACTGGCACCGGCGTGCAGGCTTCCGGCCGCACGGCTTACGACCTGTTCGTGAAGGCCGCCCTGCAGGGCAACGCTGTGGCAATGTACAATCTGGCCATCTGCTTTGACTACGGAATCGGCATCGGCCGCGATGGGCGCATATCGCAGAAGCTCTATCGGCGCTCCGCCGAAATGGGCTGCGCCCGCGCGAAACACGTCCTCGTTGCTCAGCTCTGGAACAAGGACACGGATGACGTGCAGTCCGAGCGCCGCGATAACATCCTGAAATGGTACGCGGCCCGCGCGAATCGCGGCGACGAGCTCGCAAGGCGCAATCTCGTCCAGGTACGCCGCAACCGCAAGGCCCAATTTGATAAGAAGCTCGCCTTCTAAAGGCGGGCGAGACATTTCCGGCCGCCCCGCCATGCGGCGCGGCCGGACCCCATAGGGCTCATGGCCATAGGTGATCAGCTGTTTTACGCAGGCTGAGAAACCGAATAATATGTCCCGGTAGCAACTGGCTCCCAGTCTCCGCGTTGAGACATGAAGTCGTTTACGTAATCTTCGAAGCTCGGTGTCAACAGCTGTGGCGGATGCTCCTGCGACCACTTGAAATAAGGTTGCCATCTGGGGTAACTTCTGTACGCCTCCTCGTTAGCTTCATCGTTGATATAACTAATCGAGGTTACTTTTCCGTTGTGCAACCCCACATGCCCCTTGCTGTTCAGACCGTCAACCGTATAACCCTCTACCCATACGAGTCCCGCGTATTCCGACCCCTTCTCCCATGCGGGTCGGTACTCGTATCCGGCTCTGCTTTCAACTTGAATCATTGCATGCTGGCCTTTTGCATCGACAAGAGTAAATCGCTTGCCTCTCGGATCCTCGCAGTCAGCCAATCCACCGTCGTCAATGCAATCAAAGTCCGGACCAATAATGTTTCCGTGATGGCCCCCAATGCGTCTCTCGGGAACCTCCATGTCAGCAGGCGGAAACTCGCGAAAATACAAAGGCATGAAAGCATCTCGCGCCAAAGTGAAGTAGGCTGCCTTCTCCTCAATGGAAGCCTCGGTCCAGGACTTTCCTTCTATTCGCATGAGCCAAGGCTCTCCCTCCTTCGAATCCGGCTCGCCCCCATCGGCCCAGGCCTTGTAATCCAAAGAGAAGCGCAGCATGGTTCTGGCATTCAGTGAAGCTCTGTTGATGAGCCGTAGTTCATCTACTGTTTCCCTGAACTCGTCCCAAGCACTTTGCAATTGCCTAATCACCTCATCTTTTGACATGTAGCCGGCGTTGAAGTCGGCGGCAATGAGGTCGCCCATGCTATCGATTGTTTTTCTGAACTCGTCCATCTTTGTCCTTGCTCTACGTGATGTCTATGGAAGCGCCTCAGGTCTTCGGCTATGGCCTCTGTCGTGCTCCCTCACGCATTGCTCTTCGCCGTATTGCAGGCCCGACAAAGCATCTGACCGTTCGAGACCTCGGTGCGCCCTCCCTTGCTCCAAGCATCAACGTGATCTGCTTGAAGCTCATCGGCGAAGAACATCTTCCCGCAGCCGGCGCAAGGGTACTTCCCGTCTTCCTCGCCCGCCATCTCCAGGAGTTCTTCCCGCTGCTCTGCCGTGAAGAAACGCCTCGGGTCCAGCTCGATGCCGCCGACGCACGCCATCACGATGTCCTCTATGTCCTGCGCCTTGCTCGCGGTAAGCTTCCAGTTGTCCGACTTCTTGTAGGCTTTTATCGCCTTGTTTATCTCCTTCTTGTGCTGCACCCAAAGGCTCTGGCTCTTCAGGTAGCGCATCGACAGGTCGAAGTAGATGCCGAGCAGGCTCATGTCATCGAAAATGGCCGCAATGAAGTCGATGTTGCGGTCAACCTTGCGCTGGTCGTTCGCGAAAGACGCGTCCTTGCGCTCGGAGACCCATTCGTAGATGCTCTGCTGGCTCGGTTTGCGGTCGTGAAGCAGCTGCAGGAATTCCAGAATCCGAAGCTGGTTCTTACCCCGGCTGTTCGGCCCCAGAACCTTTATGGCGCCCTTGTCCGAGGCGACGTAGGCCGAAAGTCCGCGAAGGTACTCCCCGTTGAACAGGCCGTTAATCACCTCGTACTTGGAAAGCGGCACGCCCAGAGTGTTGATGCGCCTGAATATCTCGCGCTTCAGCTGCTCGTCGCCTGAGCACACGATGCACGACAGCTCCACCGATCGCAGTCTGTCCTGCACGTCGTGGTCGGTCTGCACGTAGAGGTCGCCGTTGTATTGGAGCTCGTTGTGGAAGAATCGCGTAATGGCGTGGATGCGCTGCTTGCCGTCGAGCGTCTCCAATATGCCGTCCTCCGGCTCCCAGAAGTAGAACGCTGGCAGCGGTATGTCGTTCATCAGCGAGTCGATTACTAACCGCTGCTTCTCGTCGTCGTATACGATCTCGCGCTGCACGTCGATGTCGCTCTTGATGTGGCCGGAGTTCACTCGCTCGTAGAGCTCGCCGACTGTCATGGTGGTGTTACGATGCATCGGGCACCTCCGGATGCTTGTTGCGGATCACGATCCGATCGAAAGTACTCTTGTAATCCCCATCGGGTAGCTTGATGTAGAAGCGTACGCTGCTCTTAAAACGCTTTGGTAAATCAGGGGGAAGGGGAACGTTCATCGTACGGGCCGAACCGATAATCTCGAATTGGTCTGGGTTGTATTTCCTTAGGAAGGTAACCGGAACCCCCATTTCGCCTGCGTAATCATACGGAATCTTGCGATAATCTCCAACCTCAATAGCATCGTAGTTCGCATATCTCGGATTAGTCTCGGGATTATATTCCTCGGTAAGGATTAGGCGGTCTCTTCTGCAAGAGACGTCAAGATTCGTATACCACAGGCAAGGCGATCGCACTGCGCTACCGTCAATTGTATTGAAGTCAGAAACTTCCGTTTGATAGCCTAGCCACATTTCGTTGCTCTTGAAATATCGGAAAGTTTCTTTGTATGTAAGTGCTGTCTTCGGCCCGATGACCAGAAACTTTAACCTGTTGGCGAACATCGTGTCGATGAATTCTCGAAATTGACTAAACGGCGGATTGGTAATCACAAGGTCATACTTCGAGTAGTCGATGTCCTGAAAACGCACGCCCTCCCCGGTCGCGGGATTGTAACCGGAAACCGAGACAGCCTCGATACCGTAATCCTCAGCATGTGTGATGAGGAATTTCACGAAGTTGCATTTCACGGCGTTTATATCGGCCATGATCCTCTTGTCGGTCGCGCCTGCGTCGATGACCTTCACCGTTCCACCCGGGCTGAACAGGTCGCTCCCGGCTACGTACTCCTCGGAGGCGTAGACAAGCGCCTCGTCTAGCGATTCGTCCCAATCGCAGGGGCAAATGATGCGCATTCCACGCATCTGCTCCTTATAGCGTGGCAACTCTGCTGCGATGTCCTCGAATCGCGTGTACCACTCATCATTCTTGTTGAGCTTCGAGGCTGTGAGCCCTTTGCTATCAACTGCTGGCAAATCCCATCGACCTCCGCCGTCCGATTGTTCTCCGAATATGCACATTATAATCGTCAGACTTACTGTTCAGGATGAATGACGGAAGCCCGCGTTCGCGGAACAGCGTAAATCCACTAGCAGCGTGAAAGATTTATCTGCTGCCACGCCGGCCATCGGTGCCACCGCGCGCTGCGTCATTGCGGCTTGGCCGCAGCCCACGCGCCCCCACCTGCGGTCTTCACCGGGCGGCCGTGCCCCACGGGGCGCACGGCGCATGGAAGCGTCACTGGGCTGCCGCGCCCGCCGGCCCCGTCGCTGCTCCGCGTGTTCCGCCGACCAGCCAAGCCGCTTCGCGTCTTGTCTGGTGCCCGGCTTCACACGCTACGCAGCGCCGGGTCCGTCGTGCGCGGCAGCTCGGAAGGCTGTCGGCTTTGCGCCGTGCGCCCCGTGGGTCACGTCCGCTTGGGCGCCGGTTCAGCCCGCAGGTGGGGGCGCGTGGGCTGCTACGTTATCTCAGCTGTCCGCGCACGGCGTCACCGATGGCTGGCAGGCGTGGCAGCAGATGCGAAGTGGGGTTGCAGCCGCCACGGCGGAGCTGGCGTGTGCCGATCGGCGACCGTCGCGAACGCTCCCGCTCCCAGAGCGAGCGTCACACCCGCTCGGCCTCGTCGTCCACCAAATCCAGGAACCGCCCGTACTCCGGCACGTAGGCGAGCCTGACGAGCCCGCAGGACCCGTGAGCGTTCCTGGCCACGGCCACGACGGCCGTCCCGAAGTCCGGAGCGTCCGCCTTGGCGCCCTCCTCGGGAGTGACGCTTCGGTCCAGGAACATCAGCGCGTCGCACTCGTCCTCGACGCTCCCTGACGCTATCCCGATATCGCCGGAGTCGTATCCGCCCTTCCTGATGCTCCTAGCGATGCCCTCGGCCACGTTGACGGTGGCCACCGCGCAAACGCCCATCTTCACCGCGATTTCCTTCACCTGGGCCGCAGGCCGCACGCATCGCGCCCGCAGCCCTCGGCGATCCGCCTCATGCCGCAAACCACGATCAATCCCTTGTCGCAGCCCTCCAGGATTTGTCCAGCAAGCTCGAAGACATCGTCCATGCCGACGTCCCGGCTGCAGCACACGTGCAGGTCGTAGCTGGAGATTTCTCCAGCCGCATCCACCACGCGCTTCCAATCGTCCTCGTCGAGCTCGCCAGCCTGCAGCCGGCAGAAGTCCACCCGAGCCTCTGCCGAGAGCGCCCGCATGGCGACCTGGCTCTCGCTCGTCTCGGTCGAGACAACCAACACAGTGGCACCCTGCTTCGCCGCCGCGAACGCGATCTGACAGGCCAGCGTGTGCCTGCCCGCCCGACTCGTCCCCGCAATGCAGACGAGCTCGCCAGGCCACAGCCCGCCGAGCACCTCATCGAGGTTACTAAGCCCGGTCGAAAGCTCCGTCCCCTGGACCTCGACAACACCTTTAGCTGTGTTCGTAACGTCCTCGATAGTCTCTTCGAGAAGTTCCTTTATGTCCTTTGCTTTGATTTCGTTGCTCATGACACACCCGTCCTAACGCACGCCATGCGTGCATGTTTCAATGTGATTATGAAATTCAATAACGCGCCTGTTCGCAGGTTCAAAACAGCGCTTGAGAATGCCTGGCGGTCACCGCACCGGCCGAGTGCGCCTCTCGTGGTAGGTGGCCCGCCAATCCGCGCAAATGGCTTTCGCTTCCTCGGTTCGAAGGTTCGGATACTCCCGCACCAGATACGTCGCTGCCAGCACCGTGTTCACCTCGCCGCTGTCGCGCAGCGCGTCCAGGAAGGCGAAGTAATCGCCATCCGGTACCAGGCTACGCATCCTCGCCCCCGAAGGGATCGTCGTCTTCGAAGGTGGCGAGCCGCTCGGCGATGACCTCGGGCGAAGGCAGCAGCCCTCTCAGCTCGTCCGGCAACGCGCGGCTCAGGTTATACGTCGACACGCCAATCGGCGCCGCCGAGTTCCTGAGGGCATATTCCACGTACGTCCTGTCCTTGCTCTTGCAGATGATGATGCCGATGGAGGGATTCTCGTCGGGGAGGCGAACCTGGTCGTCCAGAGCGGAAAGGTACAGCTGCATCTTGCCGGCATACTCCGCCTCGAACTCGCCGACCTTCAATTCCACCGCCACGAGGGATCTCAAGCCCCTGTGGAAAAGCAGCAGGTCGATGTAGATATCCCGCTCCCCAGCCTTCAAGTGGTACTGGTTGCCCACGAACGTGAAGGTGCCGCCCATCTCCGTGAGAAAGTCGCGAATGCGCGAGACAAGCTGCAGCTCCAATTCATGTTCGGAGTATTCCGGCGTGAGCTCGGCGAAGTCGAACGTGTACTCGTCCTTGACCGCGAGCTTCGCCTGCGACTGCCGCTCGGGCGGAAGCGTTTCCTCGAAGTTGGTCTGATTGAGAAGGTACCGCTCGTAAGCGCCGGCTTCGATGTAGTTGGCCAGAAGGCGCTTAGTCCACCCGTAACGCGCAGCCATTCGCAAGTAGAATTCGCGCTCGAGATCGTCCTTGCACCTGCCCATGATCTCAAGATTGCAGGACCAACTAATTTCTTTCACCAGTGGTGAAAGTTTTTCGTTGCCCTTGTACGCGAGGTAGAAGCCGCGCATGCGCCACAGGTTGTTTGCTGAATAGCCCTTCGCCCCTGGAAACTTCTTCTGAAGCTCCTCGGCAAGCCCTTTGACCACGGACTTGCCCCATCCTTCGGCTTCCTGACGCTCGCAAATCATCTCGCCAATCGACCAATACAGGTCGATGGTGCCCGTGTTCAACTGCTTCAGAGCCCGATATTGGCGGTCGTTGATAAGCTGCGCGATATCCTCGGCGAGCTCGCGTACTTTCGATCTCTCGATCTCGTCCATATTGCCTCCGTCCAAAAACTTTCACCAGTGGTGAAAGTTTTTCGTTTCCGGTAAATGATAGCCCATTCCAAGACGCTCAGACCAAGCCAGGCGACCCGCGAATGCTCTGGCCATCAATGGGAAAATGCCGAAGGCTACGCATTGGAAATCGTCGCCAGCTCAGCCGCCTTCTCCTCCGCGACCTCGGGAGACTCCGCGTACCATTTCGCTCTGAACTCGGCAATCGTCATGGTCACGCCGACCTCGGCCAAGTCCTGCTTCTTCTCCTGGAAGGTATCGACAATGATCGAATCATCGAAATCTACGCGAATCTCGCCCTCACAAGGAAGCTCGACGCCAAAGCCACGCACGATGTGGAGAAGCGCCCGTGCGATGCCGGCGATAGACTGCTCCAACTCATGTTCATGCCGAGCGATGTTGCGCATTAGCGCGCTGTTGTCGCTCGACACCTCTGTGGCGGTCTTGATGTACCCGGTACTGTCGAAGTCGAAGTACGTGATGCCAAACCCACAAAGGTCCCCGAGCATCTGCAGAGAGATCCGCAAAGCCTCGACTTGCGATGCAGTGCGAAGCGGAGGCGCGAACTCCTGGATCATATCCTCCGTGCTCATGACCTTGCGAAACACCGTGCAATCCTGCTTTCCGAAGGGAATGGAAACCCTCTTCTTGCCGTCCCTCTCCTTGTCGAAAAGCACATCCGAGAGAAACACGCGCATCTTGCTAACGTCCACCTCATTGATCATGGCGTCAAAAGCCAGGTCAACCGCCTGAACCGCATCAATAGCGTCCGCAAATATCGATTGCCCGTACGGAGACATATCCACGCGCGTGTTCTCTATCGCCGGCTTCAAGAGCGAGAAGGTGGGGAAAGGGCAGCCGGTATCGTATTCCGCGCAAATCCCTTCCGGCTGTATCTCGTTCCCGTCTTCGTCGAACAGCACCGTGACGATCTTGTACGTGGGGAAAGTGTCAGTTGGTGACGCCTGCGCGCAACCATCCGTTCCAAATGCTTGCGTTGCAGCGCCAGCATTAGATTTAGAAGGTGAAGGTTCGGAAGGTATCGCCCCAGCGCAACCATATCCAGCCTTCCATTTCGAAGGCGCCTTGCCTTTTCCATGTGAAGGTGAAGGCAAGGAAGGTGACGCCACGCCGCAAGCATTGCCAGCATTAGACTGTGAAAGCAAAGCTGCGCCAGCGTTTCCATGGGAAGGAGAAGATGTCGAAGGTGCCGTGCCGGTTTTTCCATGGGAAGGTGAAGGTGAGGAAAGCCCCAGCGCACGTAAGGATTGGGAAAGTGTAGAAGGTGAAGCTGTGGAAGTTTCCGCCCCATCACCACCAAGAAGGTGCATCTGAAGCTGGTCCACGGCCTGCCCCCGGTAGAACGCCCGCGTGACGAAAGCGCATTCCGTAACGCGCTCTTCATCCCAGCTCAGGGGAATCACCATTCGTGCATCGTACCGACGAATCCGGACGTCCTTCCTGCCCGCATCGATCCATAGCGCCCAGGCCCCGGTCCCCATGCCGAACGCCCGCACCACGGTAGCTTGCGCCGATGGGAAGAACCCGGTCTGAGTGAAATACTCCTGCAACCAGTCCGTGCAAGCCTGGTCCTCGCAAACCACCTGCGTCTTGTCGTTGAGAAGAAGCGAGCCCCATTCCCTGCAAACCCTCATTGCCGGATGGATCGAGCGCCTATGAACCTCGTAAATCCTGCCAAATCCATCCGAATCGCGATAGTCATAGAAGCTCCCGCTGGCCTGCATCCACTCATGCCAACTGCGTATATAGCTCTCCATCGGCTCAAGGGGAAGTTGAAAACCCATGCTGCGCAAGTATTCCCGCACATGCTCCGGCACCCAGTAGTCGACTTCATCGATCTTGCTCATGCGCTATCTCCCGTTCGTCAAGTTTTGGAAGGTGAAGGTGAAGGTGAAGAAAAGTCCGTCCATCACCAACCCCGTTTTCCATGGGAAAGTGAAGGCGTGGAAGGTCTCGCCCACGCGCAACCATTCGCTTTTGGAGAAAGCGGAGAAAGCCCCGCCCATCACCAGCCCCGTTTTCCATGGGAAGGTGAAGGTTCGGAAGATATCGCCACAGCGCAACCATTGATTTTGGAAGGTGAAGACCCAGCCCATTTCCATGGTGAAGTTGGTGAAAACGCCGCCCTGTTCCAGGCTCAAGATCTGGAAAGCGAAGCCGAGCCCCGTTTTGCATGGGAAAAGGTTGCGCCATTGCGTAATCATTCCGAAGATTCAGAAGGCGAAGGTGTGGAAGGTGAAGCGCCATCACACACCTCGCAAAGCATCGTCCATGGTCGCATAACGCACGGCGTCGATGGAATGGTCGTTGCCGTCGGGGATTTCATCGATCCAATTGCCTTCCTTGTCGCGCTCGAACTCTTTCAAGGTGAACTCCGCGAAGGTTAGCGGGCATCTTTCGGAATCGATCACGATCTCCCGAAGGCCCGCAAGCCACTCGTAGGAAAGCCGCCTCATCCGGGCCTTCCTCGCCGCGTGTACGCGAATCCCGAGCTCGCGCCGCCAGGTCGCCATCTGAACTTTGGAATCCGGCGTGTCGTCGCAGTACACGATTTGGTCGTGGAAGTAAGGCTCGCCGCCGGCCTCATCGGCAAAGGTGAGCGAGTCGACCACGATCTTGCCCGTGTCCGCCGGCATCATCTTGTTGGCGGAGTGCTCCTCGAAGACGAGAAGCCGCCTCGCCCCAGGCTCCCAGGCGCAACGGACGAACCGCCAGGGGTCCGGGAACCAGCCCCAGTCGACCCCGTTGCGTATGCGCTCGAAGCCGCGTATGCGGTCGTCGGAAAGGTGCGCGTCGTGAACGTTGTCGAACACCGCGCCGCCGGTGCCAACGATCTCGCCCAGGTACTCCCAGCGCCACGCCTGCTCGTTGGTGTCGCGGAGGTACTCGGCCTCCTCGATGAACGGAGCTCCCAGCCATTCCGGATGCGAGTCGATCACGTCAAGGTACGACGAGCCGCGAACCAGGGTGTCCTCGCGCCTCTTCCGCTCCAGGAGCTCGACGTTCACCCAGCTCCACATCGTCTTCGGCGGGTTGTACGAGTAGAAGATCCAGAAGCGATCGCCACCACGGCGAAGCGAGTTCAAGATGCTGCGAACGGCTTCCAGGCCCTCGAACTGATCGACCTCTTCGAACCAGACCGCTGCACAATACCCCTTCGTGAACTTGACGCCCTTCAGCTTCAAGGGGTCGTCTGCTCCCCGGAACACGATGCGCTGCCCGGTCGGCGTGTACACGATCTCCATGGGGCTCACCTTCGAGCGGAACACGCCCTCAAGCCCCAGGACCTCGATTGCCCATAGGATCTGCTGGAAGACGCTGTCGCGAAGCGTGTTGCCGAACCTGCGCACTACGACGACGTTGGTGTGCGGGAAGGCGAGCACGAGCATCACCAGGCACACGGAGATGAACGAGCTCTTGGTGGATCCTCGCCCGCCATGCAACCAGTAGTGCGTGTGGCCATGGGCCATCACGTCCGCCAGGACCGGATGGAAGCGCTCGATCACGAAGTCGCTAACCTTGGTCACCGCCATCGCCGGCGCTCCCTTCCTCGTCGTTGTCGGTCATCACTTCAAGTTCCAGACCAAGGGTGAGCTGAACGGGCTCGTCCTTGTCCTCCTCGTTCTTGCGCTCCATGCGCCCGAACTCCATGGGGTACTTGCGCTCGAGCAGCCAGGCCGCAGCCGTCCAGTACTGAGCCCGGGACATCGCCGCGTTGCGGATCGTCACCAATAGCGAGCGCTTGTACTCCGATTCCGCTTTTTTTAGTCCCTCGCATAATGCGCGTTTTACCTTCGTATCAGGCTCTTTGAGCCAGCGGTAGAAGGTGGACTGGTGGACGCCCAGCGCGGCAATGATGTCCGCATCGCAGAGGCCGTCCTTCTTCAGTGCGATGGCGCGGTCGACCATCTCGTATGTCAGCTTCGTCTTTCTCATGCGGGCAACTCTATGCCTGTGTCACAAATCACCTGTCCTTAGAGCCGTTCTGGCCGCTCGTGCGGCGCTTTTTCCCTTTCAGCCCATGTTTGCGCCTGAAGCGCGAGTTGCGCTGCCTCAGGGCGTCGTATTCCTTCCTGGCCTCGTCCAGGGCCTTGCCGTCGCAGGCTTGCATGCGCTCTTCCGCAAGCATTTCGCTGAGAGCGGCCTGCTCCTGCACGTGTTGGAAGGCCGTGCACTTCGGGCAAAGTCCCGTTCTCAAGTTCAACGGCACGCCCACCGCCCTGCATTCGGGGCAGACCTTGCGCTCCCGAAGGCTCGCATGGATCCGGTGGGCGTGCATCTGTATGGCGTGGGGCGAGTGGACGACGCCGCATTCCTCGGCGATCATCGCCCGCACGGCCTCGACGCCCCTGTGGCCGTGCTCCCGCAATATCTCCTCCTGGCGCACCGTCCATCTCGCCATCGCCGCTCTCTACTTCCGCTCTAGCGCTTCTTGCCGCCCTTCGGCTTCTTGTTCATCGCCTGAAGCTGGTCGTGCGTCTCAGCCGGTATGAGCACCGTGCCGGTGTCCAGGTCCAGCGCGTAGCAGATCCTCAGGCATTCGCCGGGCTTCAAACTCCGCTGGTAGCGCAGGACCTTGCCCAATTGGGTTGAGTCGATCAGCGAACGGCGTGCGAGCTCCGCGATGGGCATGCCGCGCACTTCCCGCGCTTCCTTGATCTGCTCTACGATGTATCTCTCGTGATCCATGGATTCCTCCTAGCTTCGCAACCGATCGGACTGGTCCGATGGGTCGCGGCAGGAGCCGCCCTCAGGGCCCGACTTGGGGCGACAAGATAGCAGCCTTCGGGCCGCCTGTGTTGGAAATGTCCTGGAATCGCGCCGTTACGTTCCAAAATCGCTTCGTTCCCTTCCATATCAGGGGCGTCGGGAAGGGCACGATGGGGCGCGACAACTTCCGCGCCCACCGGAACCCCAGCCGAGCGCGGGAGCGTCCGCACGAAAGCGCGCGGCGCCACGTCTCCGGTTTGAAAGCCGTTTGTGCCCGACGCGGCGCCTCAGCCATTTTGTCAGCGTCCATTATTCCCGAATCGCGATTGCCTGCGTGTCCCGACTAACGTACATGCATGGCGGTAGAATATGCGCTCTGATCTGCTTTGTTCGTTTTGGTGCTCGCGTATTGCCCGATGTGCCCTATAGGTCACAATCAGAGGTTGTCGAGAGGGACCGTCTCGATCTTCGCCCAGGCCTTCTTCGTGAATCGGTACTGCGCGACGTGGCCGTAGTTCGACCGGTCGGGATGGCGGTAGCCTTGGGCGGTCTTACGCGTAACGGGAGCGATCAGCTCCTTGTCGCGCAATTCCTTCATGCCGCGGGCGACCTGGTAGGCGGTAAGGCCCGAGGTTTCAGCGATCTCGGCGGACGGCGTTCTTCCAAGCCTTCCGTCCGCGTACACCTTGCGGCACAGCGCGACCATCACCGCCCACCCGTTGCGGCCCACCTTCTTCTCGACGAGGAGCTTGGCAAGCCCCATGGGAAGGGTGGCGAATCCTAACGGGGGATAGCGCGCGAATGGGTCAGGCGTTCCCGCTATTTCGTCTCGCCGGCCCTGCATATCACGGACTGCTCCTCGAAGCGCTTGTTCACGAACTCATGGCAGGCCCCGGTGCTCGTGCGCCACGCGTTGCGGATGCGGAATGCCCTCAGCTCGCCGTCGACCACGAGGCGGTAGACGGTGGAATACGACGTCTTAAGGTACTCGGCCGCCTCGTCGAGCGTCATGATCTGCCCGTCGTTCTCTGCCTGTTCTGGGGAAGGGGCGATAGCTTTGCCCTGATTGTCCGTTTCTCGCTGCATTTCTCTTCTCGCTTTCTCTGCTTCCAGGGGCCTCGTATTATCGCC